TCTAAGCTCATACTTATTCCTGTTCTATTAGTTAATGATACAACAAAACTTTAGTTGTGTAAATTGTTGTGCGCTTTTATGTAATCTTGCAGGGCTAAACCTACGAAGCGCCACTTCCGATCATTCATATAAAAAGACCACTTTATCTGGCCGTAGTTTTCACGAACCATGACGGTGTCTTCCTTGCGGCGGCTGGAGCCTTTACCCATCACTCAGCCGCCTTCTTGGGGACAGCGCCAAGAGCTATCTTTTGGTTTATGAAATACCCAGTGTTGAAACCGCGCTTCCATTCTTTGTGGAGGAAAGAACTTTCTTTGTACGGACTATCGAAAATGCCTCGATGGAAGGCCTTCTGGCCCATATCGAACGCCACTTCCAATGGCCTTTTTTTAACCTGTCGTTTGTTCTGTGACATAAGTCAGAACTCCTAAGATAAGGCCCCCCATACTTCGGCAGAATTGCCTGTAACTTTCCCCTAAAAATCAAACTATTTCGCAAGATCCACCGACACACGCCAGTTCTTGTGAACCAGTGGTGTTATCTTCTGTCTCAAAGGCACGGAGGTCTTCCCAATCTATGTTAGCGGGCATGTTATCCAATGCTTCTTTGTACATCTCAGGTGTAATGTTTTCATATGGGGCTTGCTGGTACACATGATCTGACACAGGCAACAAACTAATACCGCTACAGATGTCAAAGTTATCCCATATCCACTGAGCGACCTGTAAGAACTCGCTGTCAGTATAGTACACAGTGATACTTGGCTTATGCTCACACCAATGGTTCTGGAAGGCTTTCCATAGGCGTAGCTGTTGCAGGGCACCGACTTGCTTAACTGTCGCGCTGGCTTCTGGGGCCTTAACGGGGAAGCTAAAGATGGAAGTCGCGTCGGACGCTACGCATTGCTCTACGGGGAATCCTTTGTCTTGCATAAAGATTGCCAGAGGATCTTTCTTATCTGAGCGAACTCGGCGGAGGTAATGTGAAGAGAACCGAGGGTGGATACCACTGGCACTATCAACAAGCTGAGAAACTGTACCACTCGGTTTTACGGCGGTAATAGCCGTAGACTGATTAATTCCAAGCTTCTCGGCCCACTCTTTATTAACGTCAATAGCAACGTCTCTAACTTCCTCTAGCCAACGATGAAGAACATCAGAGCTATCATCACCTAGAATTTTGTGATCCATAATCCCCGTCATGCTCACGCCAAGAAGGGCTTCTTCTTCCGTGTTGCGCTTCCAAATATTACGAACATATCGAAAGTCTGTCAGGGTAGCTTGGAGTGTGCCTATGATGGCGGCTATGCGGCATTTCTTCTTTAACGTAGCCAGAGTATCGTTTTCTCGAACTACTATCTCGGATAAATTGCACAGTTGGTTTGATCGTAAAATTATTTCCGAACATGGATTTGTCCCGAAGTCTTGGTCAGCATCTCTACGTCCGTTTCTTGCCGCAATCTTCTGTGCCGCTACGCGACTAAAGATGCCTCGCTCTCCTGCTCTGGATTCATACATAGTCTGCATTTCAGATAAGAAAGCCGAGAAGTCGGGCTTCTCCGTATAGGCTACGCTGTTGTTGGCTAGGGCACGTTGACCTTCGTCTTCCCACCACTTACCAGACTTAGCTTTCGCCATGCGTTGATCCGATAGATTAGACAAACTAATCAAGGCTGAACGACGAACACCACCCACCACGACTATATCAGCTATCTTACAAACGATATCATGGCATTCGATACTAGTCAGTTTACGGCCAGCGGCTTTTTGGAATACTCCAGCACAAAACGTAAATAAATCGACCAAGGGTGCTGGGCCGCTTGCACGACCGCCGAAGGTTTTAAGACGCTCACCCGCACCTCGAACACGGCTTATATCCCACTTAGGGATCTTGCCCGCGTAGAGCATAGCAATTAGCTCACGGAAGGCAGAAGCCCACCCGACCTTGCTGTCGCTTACTACAATGACGCTTTCGGTAGGATGGAAGCTCTCGGCTATCTCTGGGAGCTTATTAATGAAGTTGCGCTCAACACTGAAGCCTACTCCTGTTCCGCACATTAAGACGTACATAAGCTCGTCAAAACTGCGAGGTGAATCTATGTGTAAGTAGCTACAATTAAACCCAGCTATGTTGTCTTTGTCCAAGGCAACACCCGCCGTCATCATACAACGCATAGAAGGCATTACTTCTAGGTCGTGTATGGCATTATATAATTCCTTGGCTACAGCATCATCTACCTGACCTCGGTTAATCCAGAAATCGACGTAGCGTTGCACGGTCTCCGCCCATGTTTCGCGACGGCTTTCTTCGGGTATCCATCGCGCATATCTACTTTTATGTATAAATTGTTGATACTGATCCATTATTATATATCCTGATTAATTAATTTAATTTCTTTTGTAGCTGTGCCCAGCTTTCAATCGTCTTGCAGACAGTTGCGATGTCTCGGGTGTTATCCATCAACAGATCACAGTAGGACGCTCCTATTGAGGTTTCCGAAGAGTGGGAGTCACCGCCCTCGTAGATAGAGTCTCTCTCCACCCAGATCAGGACGCCGCCACTTTCTCGGATGCTATCTACTTCATTGGGGAAACGAACATCATCGACTACGACAGTGCCCTTGGCTCTATTAGCCTTGCCAATAAGCATATCTACCCAGATGTTCTCGTGGAGTAAGTTGCGCCCCCACTCTGTCCCGAGTGTCTGCATTGCGTACCGAGGGCTCAGGCCGTTGAGCATGTCACAGGCTACTTCTTTGAGGTCGCCGTTTATCTGGCCCTCACTAAAGCCCATCACTCGCATCATGTCCTTGAGAGTGTCAGCGAAGCGGATTATCTTTGCGTCGTGGTTGTCTCGCAGATGTTCGGCTATGTAGGTCTTTCCCGAGCCTTTCTTTCCACACAAACCAATTAGTAGATCACTCAATGTACTGACCCCTTTGGTTTGAATTTGTTTATGTCGATTACCGTGGCCGAGTTATCCAACTCATCCATCAAAGCATCGTCAGCAGTAAAGACGATCTCGGTATCACCCACGGAATGAATGCTATCATCGAACGCAGAGATGTTACGGACGATCTCGCCTATCGCAATAATCTGCTGTTCTTGACTACTCATTAGGCCAAAGATGCCCGCAACGAGGCTCTTAAACGTGTCCTCTATATCGGGATCCATGTTGTCAGGGAATTCCCACCCAAAGCGTAAATCTATTCCTTCTTCTTCTTCACTTGGCGTCAACTCAATGAACGCACCTATAAATTTATCCGTCATTTTGTTTCTCGAAGTTTACAAAGTAAATTTAATGAACGCTTTCGGGGCTTTTCTTTAAGCCACGCATCTGGGATCTCTTTCGCCGCGAACATAAACCCGTTCTTCTCACACCAGTCAGCGTAGCTAGTCTTGCTACCCTTACGGAGCTTTCCTTTAGGGTTGTTGAACACAAAACGGAGGTCTAGATCGGCTCCGTACTGATCCCGAATGTAGATATGCTTTTTGCGATCATCTGAGGTAAATTGGCCCTTACTTTCGATCACAACCCCGTTAGGTAAAACGTAGTCGGGGGTGTAATGTCGGTTGTGGACAGGCACGGTAAAAGGGATGCGGAAAGGCTCGTACTCAGCCTCTACCCCAGCCTTTTTAAGTTGTGTGCCAATGTCCTCTTCCAGACCAGATCGGTAACCGTTGGCAATAGCACGGCGTCGTATATTCCTGAACGTCATCAGTCTTCGTACTCCGCGTACCAGTGGTAACGAGGGTTCTGAGCTTTACTGTGCGTCTGGGGTCTATACTTAGCTTCGGGCCAACAAGTATTAGTGTACGAACAAAACGTACAGTTCATAGCTAGTCTTTTGTTGGGGGTGAGTTGCTTACGGAAATACTCGTCTTGTGGTTTAAAGCATTTCTCGAAAGGAGCGTCAGTAGCAATCAGGTTTACGTTCTTACTAATCTTATCGCGGATCTTATCTTTATCCGCCCCAGTAAATTCAGCTTCTACTATCTGTATTTCACCAGTTGATTTGTTAAGGACGATCCAACCGCCGGGCTCTAGCCCAGAAGCATCACTGTAACCCAATAGCTGGGGTACATAACCAAAGGCGTCATCTTTCGCTACGCCTTCCCAACCCTGACTCCACTTATGCTCATAGGCCCACGGGCTAGAGGACTTAGTGTCATAGACTTTGTTGTCTATCTCAACGTCGTTCTCACCGAGTATCGTAGTGTCGCCTACGTCGAGCTTAACCTTCTCCTTGCCACCTGTAATGTTTATCTTGGCTAGTTTAAGGTAAAACTCAACGAGAACCTCGGTCGCATCACCCAACATAAATCTAACGATATTATTGTAGGGGTTCTTTGACTTAGGGGTTCCTGCCTTCTCGCGCTGGAGTTGGCATAGGGGACGTCCCACATTCGACATGCGAATGCGGAACTTAGATTCCCGAGGCTTCATCTGTTTCCGAAGAGTGTCTTTAAACATCTCTCCAGCTTCTTCTATCCAACTTTCCTCATACGGAACAGTCTCCCCATTGGAGAGCTTGTCCAGCATCATGTGCAGTTGGTTTTCAAGTATATTTAGAGACATGACGTACCTCGGTTTGGGTTAAGGTACGACTACGCTTCGTCTGCTAAATCATCTTCTAGGTCGCCCGATACCGAGGCAAGCGCATCAATAGCATCACCAGATAGCTGACTGTTATGCAGAGCCTTCTCGTGAGAAGCTTGGATCTTCTCATTCTCGCTTTTGACCATGTCATGCATAACCTTGACAGTTTCAAAAACCTGATCGTCCATAGCCATTGCGTTGACCAAATCGGGCTCAAAGCTCATGATCCACCAGATGTTACCACCACTGCCTTTAGTCTTAGTAGCGCCGACTTTAAGGGAGTACTCATGCATCTTACGACCACGAGGTAGCTTCTTCAGAAACTCGTCTTCAAACGGGTTAAAGTTACTGCCCTTGAGCATTAGGATAACAGGCTGGTTTTCTACTTTTACAGTATCACCATCGGCATTCTTACCTTCGTAAGAAACAATACCACGAACCTGACGGAAGCATTTGATGTCGCTATAACGCTTCTGCTCTTCCTTACCCAACTCACGAAGTACGTTGCTGGTGGGCTTACCACAGCGTGTAGTTCCGTTCTGATCACGGGCTTCTTGGCGAAGCTGTGGGATCATTAGGGTTTTGTTCTTTACCTTGTTCTCTTCAGGATCGTAATGGATCCACTGAAACAACTGGCTCAGGGGGCGAAAGTTCACAGATTTTGCGAACACGGGATCATCAGAGGTACCTTTAACAAAGAACTGACCGCGTGGTAAGTCTTGTCCTTGGGCATTCTCTTCTTGATAATTAATTTTCAGTTCAGGTAGTCGGTCAGCAGAAGCATTAGAAGAACCCCCGCCCATACCCATAGCGGCGGCAATTTCCAACTGTTCACTTTTACTAACGGTAGTAAGTTCATTCATAGATTTCTCCAGTAGTTACATTAACAATGTATTTAATTAAGAGTTTATAGATTACATTAGTTATGGGCACTAGTCAAACTCAATCTCGACTTGATCCATCCAATTTGCGCCCTGTGTAATCTCAATATCGAGGGGTAAAAGAAGCTCGTAACCGTATCTCTCAAGGACTTCTTCAGCCAAGCCGCCCATTGCCCATCTCAGGGCTTCTATGACCCGAGCATCCTCATCTGGGTGGACATCAACCACGATTGAATCGTGTACGGTAAGGATAAGCCTCGACTTAAACTTCTCTTGGTTGAACCGTTTGAACGCCCGAACACATGAGATCACAACGAGGTCGGCTGTGGCGAATGACTGGCATGGGTAGTTAACAATAGCGGTTGCGTTGGTGACCCTGCCGTTTCCCAGTCTACGCACGTTAGGGAAATAGAACTCCCGACCGCTAGGGATCGTCACAAGGCCGTCCTTGAGTACGCCGTCCATCAGTTTACGGTGCCAGACAGCTAGGCCTTTGTAGATGTTAAAGTACTCTTTGAAGTAGGCTTGGATGTGCGGTGGCTCATTGGCACCCATGCCACCATAGAGTGGTGCGAACGTGTAAGCCTTAGCGTTTTGGCGCATGGTCTTATCAACGTCTTCTACAGGGCACTGGTTAATGATCGACGCAGTCTGTTTGTGTACATCTTTGCCTGTCTGGATATCTTCAATGATCTGAGGATCCCGAGACAGTTCGCCCGCAACACGAAACTCTAGACCACTAAAGTCAGCTTCCATTATAGTGCCGCCCTCAAATCGAGAGTGTACGGCTTTGCGTACGGGAAACTTATGGCCCTTGGGAATGTTCTGGAAGTTGGGGTTGCTGGATGACAGTCTGCCTGTCCTAGTTATGCACTGGTTAAACTGGGCATGTAGCAGTCCATCTGCCCGAGTGGCTTTCTGTATGTTCTTAATAAAGGAATCTAGGTAAGTGCTTAAAGCATTCAACCGAGACGTCTTCGTCAGGAACTCAACAGCCTTCAAGTTATCCTTGGCGTAGGCCTGTGCTATCAGCTTGCCTATAGTAACCTTGTCCGTCTTAAACCCGTTGATGCTGGCATCTGAGGCTTGAGTAGGGATCAGCTTTAGTCCTGCCACCTGTCCTGTCTCGGTCAAAGCAAAGCCACGCCCGTCACACAAGGGGCACTTGGACAGGTTCTTGTACAGGTCACCATCCACCTTACGCTTCTGGAATCTACCATTGCCGCCACAAGG